ATGGTGTCCAGCGTCAGGTTCTTGCCCACGGTTGTGACCAAGTTTTTGATGTCGTCTTCCCACTTGACGTTGCCTTGTGCGTCATAGCAAACAGCGTGGTACGAGCCTTGAATGCTCATCTGGTCAGCAGGTTGTGTGTTGTAGCTGCAAGCAGCTTCCACCTTGTCGGCGGCATTGATACGATCTGCGGTCATGGTAGGTCCTTATGAAATGCGCACGATGGCGCTGTTGGCATCGGGAGTTGGGAAAACAATCTGGAAAGTGGTGTTGCTGACCGTTTTGTCAGACCCGAAGTCCAACACTGCAACGGACTTGTTGCCTTCGGTTGCGTTGTAAATCAGCGCCCCACGGGCCGTAAAGGAAGCCCCGGTCCACGACGTGTTTGCGAACGACCAGTACGACGTAGGCATTCCGGCCAGATTATTGGCCGCAACGGGAGTCACGCTGATTACCAGCGTGTTGCCCCCGGCCGTGTAGCCCGTGCCGACAGTCTCGCCTGTGGTTGTGTACACCGCAGTGCTTGCATCCAAATTGGCGGCGGCTGTGTACAGCGCGATCTTAAACGTATCGGGCGAGGTAGGGCCAAAATTGTGGATGCCTTGTGGCAGTTCCACCTTGAAGCTGGTTGTTGCGGTCTGTGCGATGGTCATTTCAGGTCACTTTCTGACGGAACTGGCCCGAACGATACGCATCTTGACGCTCCATACCATCGCCCAGACGTTTGGCCAGCGCAAGCGCTTCCATGAATTTCTGGTTGTACAGCGTCATCATGTCCTGCTCACCCTTCATGTAGGTGTACGCCTCAACTAGCGAACCATACAGAAGCACAGAGTCGAAATTGTCACCAAGCCACGAAGTGCCTGCATCCACAATCGAGACAGGGTAGTAGAAGTAATGGAGTTCAACTCCAAAAGACGCAGATGGGGTTGGCCCCAAAATGAAGGTGAGCTCATTTTCGTTGTCCGATCGTGGGCCAAACAGCGCGTAGTACTTGGGCAAACCGTTGTTTGCCGGAGCGGGGTTTGGGTACGCCTGCCGGATGAAGTTCACATCCTTATTGAGCAGGTACTCGTAATTACCCAAGGTGTCGATCACGGCAAGAGAGTACGGGGCCAAGAAGTCAATCGGGCACTGAAGGTACTTGTTGTTGACCGTCGTCGTGCCTGTGACGTTCTTGCGCAGGGAAGGGAACTGCACCGAGTTGTAGACGCGCTGCTCAGTCTGCTTCACGAACACAGGTATCTCGGCCTCAAAGGCCGCATCCTGATTCTCCGTGTAGGCGATGATTGCCGCCTTCAACTGGGTGTAGTTCATTCAGACCTCACGCCATCGGGCCACGAGCCATCACGCCCTTGGTAGCGCAACCTGTGCCACGGATTTTAATGCCAGAAGTTTTGGTTGGCTTGTAGTCGTTGCTGTGGTTGTTGGCCACGGACACGTTGGTGTCCGCCATGTGTTTCATGGCGTTTGCCTTGGGCAGCACGGCCTGTTTAGGGGCCGCTTTGACTTTGGAAGACGTTGCCATATCAGGCTCCTTTGCGACCGGGGGATTTCTGGTTTGCCACTTTGGCCAAGTTCCGCCCCATCTTCAACATGTCGCTGTTGGTCTTGCCGCCAGCGCGAAGTTTGGTCATCGGCTTGCCGGGGTGCATGGCTTTCTCGTGCTTGTGCACTGCGCCAGCGACCATTTTCTTGTCCTGCTTCAAATCTTTTTTGTCCATGTCAGACTCCTATTTGTACCGTTACTGTACCAACTTCTACGCTCAACGCCAAGTTGTTTGGTGTCAATGCGTCATCAAAGAACCGAGACCCGCCAACCGGGTTCCAGCCCCACTGAATATCTCGGGAACCGCCCGTGTTGAATCCTGCCGTGTTCACGCCTGCCGTCACGTACGTCGTATCCCGGCGAGGGTTACGTACTGCCTGCGGGTCGTCAACCGGGAACATGCCCAGTTGCAACTGCGGCTGATCGGGGTCCCAGCACGAATCGCAGACCAACGTATTGTAGGTTTTGGTTTTGATAACCTCTTTGCGCAGCGCGGTCAGCTTGAACTGAAAACCACACCGATCGCATATGGCAATCGAGTTCTTGGCACTGGCAAACCGATTACCCATTTACGTACCGCTCCCGATGAACATCTGGCGTGGAACAAACCGAACCGCTGCTTTTTCGCGGTCTTCGTCCGAGGCCAGTTGCCATGCTTCGTCGTACTGCTGCTTCAAAACGCCCAGACGCTCTGCGCCGCCGGGCACCTTCAGGGCCAAGTAGTAGGCCAAGCCTGCCACCATGCAGGGCAGGAAGCGGAACGGCATGTCCATTGTGTTGACGCCGTTGCCCGCATCTTGGATGCGCTTCAAGCGCCAGTACACGAATGTGTAGGGCTGCGAGTTGTCTGGCACAGGCCAGACGGTGATGCGTGGGGTATTCAATCGCTCAATCCAGACCTGAATCGGACGGGCCTGTTGGAGCTTGTTGGGGATTGTGGCGTAGGTAGAAACACTGATACGCGTGATGGTCAGGTCAGCCTGCGTTGATGCGCTGCCAGCGCCCGTGCGGATGACATGCTCCAGCAAATCCACCGTGTCTGCCGGGAGGTTGTACGTCGCTTGGCCAGCCACCAACGGGATGGAGCCTTGCTCAAACGTCCACATGTTGATGCCCCGGTTGGCCCAATCGGCAAACATCAGGTTCAGCGACCGACGAGCGGTGCGCAGGTCGTAACCAGTGCGCATCTCCGAGCCCACGCGCTCGAACGCTTCCTCAACGATTTCCGTCAAGTCGAGGTTGAATGCTGTGGTGCCGGATGTTGTCATCTGAAGCTCGCTGTCTTTTTGGCGATGGTCTTGGGCTGGGCCACAAACTGTTTGCCCGCCGCCTTACCCGCACGTTTGGCTCTTGTGGTGGCCGCATACTCTGCGGGGCTGAGCGATTTTATCGCCTTCTCCGGCAAATAGCGCTCGCCCGTTTTGGACGAAGGCTTGCCGCTCTTGGTCCGCCACTTCTGGTCAGTCCAGTCTTTGAGCGACTTTTGCGGGGCTTTCACGTCAGTCCTTGTACCCGCCGCCAGCGGCCTTGTACTTCTTGGCCACAAGCTGGGCTTTACGGGCCGACCATTGGCCTGCGCCAGTGCCGTGCGTTGCCGCCGCCTTGACTTGACTCACGATCCGCTTGCGCAGACCGGGCTTGGTGTAGTTGCCAGCCGCGTTGACTTTGCCGCCTTCAGCGTACTGCGTGAAGTCGGTGTCATCCCGGCGTGCTTTTTTCACACCTTTGGGCATTTTTGAGGGGGCGATGTCCCCCATGCCGCGACTGGCCATCATGTCAGCAAGCCTTGCCGCCGTAGGCCATCTTGACCATAGTGCCCTTGGTGTGGCCCTTGGTCACACAACCGTCAGCGCGAGTGACGCCGCCTTTGGCCTTTCGCACCGCTGGCGCTGGGGCTGTTTTGCTGGCTGCGTTGTACGCCTTTTCGGCGGCCTCGGAAGCCTTCTTGTCCGCCATCATTTGGCGAGCTTCTTTTTCTGCTGGACTCATGTCAACTCCTTAGCAAGTCTTGCCGCCACGTTTCATAGTGACCATAGTGCCCTTGGTCTTGCCTTTGGTGGCAATACCGTCACGGCTTGGGGCGGCGGTCTTGACCGAGCCCATCTTGGCCATACCACCTTTGGCCATTTTCATTTCGCCAACGATGCGCTTTTTCTCGTCCATCAGATTGCGCTTGCCTTTGGCTGTCGATGCTTTTTCAGCGTTGACGCGGCCCAGTTCTTCAAGACGATTCATGCGGGATGTGTTTGCCATAGTGTCACCACCTTCTTTGAATTTGCGGCCCTTGTCCGCGTTTGAAAACTCTTTGCCCACGGACTGTGGGACGCCTACTTTCTTGGCAAACGACGGGCTGTTCGCCACCGCCGCCATGAAATTGTGTTGCTTCTTGCTAGTTGATGGCACTTCGCTGCTCCTTCATGAAGTCATCAATCTTGCCCTCAAGCCGGTCCAAGCGCGTGATTACGCGGTTGATGTCGTTGTGCATGTCCTGCTTGGTCACGAACTTGTCGGAGTGCTCTTCCCGAGTCTTGCTCAGCAAGATGGACAAGCGCTTGACCTCGTCATGGGAAATTTTTACCCAAAACAGAAGCAGCGCTGAAGCAAAAGACAGAACGGTATTCCAAACTGGCAATTCCATGATTTAGCACTTCCAAGCCCGCAGGCTCTTGTTGATCCTTGAGTTGGGGTCTTTGGCCGTCTTCTCGCTGGTCAGCTTCTTTTTCATACCCTCCATCCGGGCGCAAAAAGAGTCGCGGCGTTTGCCGCCCTCGGGCTGGGGAGCCTTCAGGCCGGGCTTGCCGGGATTGGCCTTGTTGTAGGAGGCCCGTCCTTTGGCGTTCAAACCGCCCTTCTCGGACTTGCCCTCTTTGCGCTGCCATGCTGGAGTCTTAGCCATAGAAAATCGTCAAGCTGGTTTGGTTGGCCAGTTGCCCGTAGATGCCATTACGTGCCAGAACGCCCTGACCGGGGAACAGCAGTGTCACGACATCCGAAGCAGTGTTGGTGTCAAAAGACACCAGCCAGCGAGCGCCTTCGTTACAAGCAGTACCGGTGGACACGGTGCCAGAGTTGATGTCTGTCACGGTATAGGTATCCGCAGTCAGGCGTGTGACAACGTAGTTGCCGTTTGTTGCTGCACGTGTTGAGCCGTCCAGCGCAAAAGTCAGGCCGACTGTGTCGCCCGTTTTTAGCCCGTGACCAACGCGAGTTACCGTCACAGTCGTACCGGAACGACCGTAGGTCGCGGCAACAGGGGCTGCCGTAGCGTCCCAAAAGTTGATTGTCCCGGCGGTGGCAGTGCCCATCGAGATGAGCCCTTTCAAACGCGTGCGGCCGACAACCATCTGACCGCTTACGTTCAGGTGGGCCGATAAGACATCGGTTTGCATCGTCATAATTAATCTCCTGTAAAGCAGGGGCCGAAGCCCCCAAGATCAATTAAGCTGCGATGACAATAACGCCGTATGTTGCAGCGGCAGCGTCCACAGGAGAACCAGAGATGTTGGACGCACGGATGGTCACGGTATCGGCAGCCGAGACAAATGCGTTGAACACCAAGCCAGCAGCGGGGGCAGCAGGCAGGGCCATGATGACTTCATCACCAACGGCCGCGCCGGTAACAGTGATGGTCAGGCTGGCCTGAGCAGCAGCGCTGATAGAAGCGAAATCCAAGGAAGCGGAAGCCGACAGTACTTTGGTGATGGTGTTGCCGTCGCCAGCAATAAAACCGTTCAAAGAGCGTACTGGGCCGGAGAAGGTGGTCAATGCCATGATAGTTTCCTCATGCGGTTGAGGCGTATCTGTCTGCATGACGTCGGCCCGGAGCCGTCAGATACACCGGAAAGTCCGGGGTTGTGTGTTTGTATCATGGGGCCGGGGGAGTGTCAACGTGCTTGTTGGACTTTTTCAAGTTTTCTTCTTGGGTGATAACGCGCAGGTTCCACGGCACGTGCAGGCCGCAGACTTCTTCACCGCGCAGCGGCACGATGTGATCGACTACGTACTGCTCGCCTGTTGTCTGGGTCATGGTGATGGCGATCTGGTAAAGCTGCCGAATCTCGGACTTCTGTTTGCGCGTAAGCCACGGCGGTGTTGCGTCCCTGTGTTTACGGCGGCGGACCTTGTTGTCTGCCAGCACCTGCGTTTTGTTTGCCTCTTTCCATGCGTTACGGTACTCGCGCAACACAGAGGCTGGTCGCGTAGCTGCGGCCTGAATCACCTGTTCACGATTGTCTAAATACCAACCGTGCTTCTTCTCCCGCACCGCATCTTTACGGTTGTACTCCCGGAAGTACTCCGCTCTGGTTTCTGCGGCTTGTGCCCACTCAACTTTCAAACACTCCACGCAGGCCCCTTTGGTCTTGCGCGGCGCAATGTGCCCGTGCTTACAGGGATCACCGGTGAAATAGTATTTGGCTCCAGCCGCTTTTGCTTCGGCTCTGGTCTTGGGCAGGTTTGTGGTGTCCATATCGGCTACTGTGACTTAGTAACAGGTAATGTACACTATCCAGCACAAAAAGCAAGCGGCAAAGAAAAAAGGCCCCGAAGGGCCTTTTTGGAGTACTTTTAGTACTAGGTTCAGTTAGAACCGGAGCTGCCCCAAATTCCGAGCGGATCCGACCAGCCGAACGAATAACGCTCACGAGCCTTATAACGTACGTTGCCAGTGTCAAAATCACCGTCCATTGAGGTCTGCAAAGCAGAACGCTCGAAGTGCTTCAGGCCGTTTGGAACGTCTGTGGTCAGGAACCAAGCGTTTGGATCGGTCAAGAAGTGGTTGATGGTGTAGCCACCAGAGATGGTGCCCATCTGCTTCAACGCGTTGATGTCGTTGTCAGCAGTAGCCACACGCAGCTCGGTGTCGAGCAGACGCTTGGAGACGAACATCAGCGATGGGGGAACCACCAACTTGACGGGCTTGGCTGCGATCAGCAGGTTACGCTCGTCAACCCAAGCAGCGATCTGGATCGTTGCGTTTTCCAGCGAGGTCTCGTTCAAGTCCACGCCAGTAGTTGGGCTGTTGTAGTTCACGCCGCCGCCCACGAGTGGGTGGCCAACGCGAGTGCCGGAGCTGTTGTTGCCGAACAACGACACGCCGTCACCGCCGAGGGCAGCGCCAGTGAAGCCGGTGTTCAACACGGAAGCAGCTTTGACCTGCTTGGTGTAAGCCATACCGCGAGCCAGAGCCTTGGTGTAGCGGGCAGACAGACTGTCATACAGGTTGTCTTCCACAGCTTCTTCAGTGATGGAGAAGCCCAAAGCGATGGTTTCGTGGGTGTAGCGAGCAGTGAATGCTTCCTGCGCGTTGTCATAAGCGATGGCAGCGCCTTCGTTCTTGACAGGTGCAGCACCAAAGCCGGACAGCTTGGTTTCTTCTTCGAAGCTACGCTCAGATTTCTCTGTTTCGTAGATTTCTTTGTGCTCTTCGCCGTAGCGTGCATATTCCAAACCGAACAAGGCGTTCAGACCGGGGAGCAGCTCTTTGAGCAGTTGTGCGCGTGAAATAGCCATGGTTATTTACTCCTTAGATGCCAACAGCGTTGGTGTAGGCGTGAGCGCCGGGGTTGAACTTCACCAACACTTCAGTGAACGAATCGGACAGCGGGGAAGCAAAACCGATGATCTTGAACGCGGCAGCGGTTGTAACAACTGTGCTCTCCAAAGCGCTGGTAGAGTTACCTGTACGGGTAGAACCTGTAGAAGTAGACTGTGCAGCAGCAAAGAAGGTGTTTGCGCCAAGAGCAGCTTGGGTGACTTGGCCATCCAACTGAGCTTGGAACGTCACGTTCGGGTCGGTGATCACGTATGCAGTCACCACGCCGGTTGTGCCGGAGGGGTAGTACTGAGCGTAAATCTGCTGACCTTGCGCGTTGATGTAGGAGCAGCCAACGAACACGCCCCAAGCGCCGAGACTATCGCCGCCGAGGTTGTTGGTTGTCAGGTCCGCACCAGTAGCGGTAGACAGCGCAATATAGCCGTCGGCGTTAATGATAACGACTTGGCCAAAAAACAGGTTGGATGCCAGACCTGCGGGGTTGATCAGGAACTGACTCGTAGCGCCAGCATAGGGCATGCCGTCGTTACGGTTTACGGCGCGAAGGCCGTAGGGGTTGTTTGTCGTTGCCATTTAAGGACTCCTTGTTACTTTGAACCAGAACCAAAACCACCACCGCGACTGGTCGTTGACTTGCGGTCAGCGAAAAGCGGCATGCGGGGGTCATTGTTTCGCATGAAACTGTTATCCACAGACTCCATCTGGGCTTGCGCTTGTTTGGCGTAATACTCGTCACGGGCTTGTGCGCGTTCACGTGGCATCTTGCAGAGCATGAGGCCGCCGAGTTCGACGTTACCAGTCTTCGCATTACCCTCAAGCATAAGCTCGGGATGGTCCACTGCTTTTACCGGCTCCCAACCTTCACGCATCTTGGTAGACACGTTCGTGTTTTGGGCTTCGCCAAGCACGTGGGTCGCAATCCAGCGATACACGTATCCGGGCTCAGGTGTCGGATCAGGCAGTGCGCTCGGAGGTGTATACACGTACCGAGTAGTTTTTTCGCGTGACTCAAGGGCACGAGGGTTCCGGTTAATTGTTTCAGCCATTCGATTTCTCCAGTTTTGCTACTTCAGCAGCGTATTGCTGCGGGGTCAGTCCGTACTTTTTTGCCAACGCAGCTTGCGTAGGTGTTAGCTGAACTTTTCGGGCTCCAGTCGAACGGGTCGCCGGTGCCACGACAGAAGCAGGTCGTCGGGAGCCATCGCCGGATTTTGTCGGCCGGTCTTCATTTCCGAACACGTCCGGGAATGTTGACTTCATGCGAGCGTCGATTCGCTCGAAGTATTCGTCAGAGCGGGGATCAAGCCCCGAGTTCACTAGCTTTTGGTGCAGCCCTAGTGCAAAGCTGGTGTGTTCCTCAAAACCCGACGCCCCAAACCACTGGTTTCTTGCCTGCCAGCGCAGTGTCTTTTCATCGACTTGGGGAGCCGTGTCCTGCTGTTGACGCATTTGTACAACAGGTTCATCCACTTGTAAAGCAGTTGGACGGAAATTTTTTGCTGCCTCTGCTTTCATCTTGGCGTCCATCAACGCTTCCTGAGCAGAGATGATCGCCTCAGTGTCAAAAGACTCGTTGGCTTCTTTCAAAGCACGCTTGGCCTTTTCGACTTCGGAGTCAGCGATTTGTTTGACGGAAGCCGCGTACTGCTCAGTGCCCGTGTTCACGGTCTGCTTCAGACGGCGGTTCTCCTCCATCATGTGCTGTGCAAGACGCTCCAGCTCTTGTTTCTCACGCAGCAGCGACTCTTTGGCCCGACGCTCGTCATGACGGGCATGGGTCAAGTCCTTGATGCGCTTTTTGACGTTGTCGGAGTAACTCTCGATTTCTTCGTCGGTCGGATCAGCCACTTCACGGTCCAGCGGCTTGCGGCCCCTGTCACGCTCGGGCGTGTCGTCAACGATTTCGACTTCGACGTCGGCCTCGTTGTCGGTTGTCACCTCAACGGTGGTCTCCTCGACTTCGTCGGGGAACTTGTATGACTCAGCCATTTTTACTCCTTCATGCGCGGGTATAACCGCGAGGGTCTTGCACAACACACTCAATCTGGTCGTCGTTCAGAATCCTGAACTCTTTACCAAACACCTTGAATCGCGTACCGGTATAGGTACGCACGAGCACAAAGTCACCTTCTTTACACCACGCTCCCGATGGGAACTTGGCCGTGTCTTTGTACGCGTCTGGACCAACCCGCAGCACAAACAACACGGTTGTGGCGTGTTCTTCAGCTCGCAAGGTTGCAGCATCTCGAACGAGGTCGAGGGTCGTACCGGCGATCTTTTCATCGACGTTGGGCACAACACACAGCAGCTTGTATCCCGTAGGGACCGGCAGCGCCGATGCTTTGGTTTCGTTATCCGCCGTCTCGTCTGGGGCGTCGATGGGCTGGATATGCTTTGGCAGGCTGATGCCCGGAGGCAGAATGATTTCACTCATCTGATTGCTCTACTTTCTCTGCAAGGTCGATTAAATAACGCTCTGCGATCGCCAGACCTTGAATGAGGCCGCAGAGTTTTTGGTACTCGTCAAACGAGCGGCATGCACCACCAGCCAAGTCATCGGCGTAGTTGTTCATGTCGGTGCGTAATTTCTCGCGCAATACGCGTGCGAAGTCTTGGATCATCTAGGTTGTGTACCCGGTTTGCCGCGTTGGGAGGCTGCGGCTATCGCCTGCTGACGCTCTTGCGCCTTGCTCTTTGCGATGTCGATGCCCAACTCGACACCGGCACGTTCTTGGTCAAACTGAGCTTTGTTCTTGCTCTCGTTGATCTGTGCACCCACGCGCAGGGCTTCGAGCTCCAACTGGCCAGAGACCTTTTGCTCTTCCAGCTCCTGCTTGTCGGCGGCGATGGCTGCGTCCACAAGGATTTTCTTCTCCTTGAGCTCGACCTCTTTGGCCCGCAGTTGCAGCTCTTGCTGTTGCATTTGCACAACAGGGTCTTGCGCTTGCTGCATGGCTTGCTGCTGCGCAGCCTTGGCCTGATCCTGCATGAGCACCTGCTGGGAGGCCTGCGCCATCATGGCCGACAGCGCGATCTCGACCTGCGGTGGCAGTTTCTCGTCCTCGGGCGGCAGGGGCATACCTAGCTGCTGCTCGATTTGCTGGCGCATCATGAACCCAACGTGCTCGGCCACGTGGGCTGTCAAAGCGGCTTGGATCATTGGGGCGCGGGGGTTTTGGCCGATCAACTGCGCAATGACCGGGTTCTGCATCATGGACATATGCACTTGGATATGCGCCTGATGGTCTTGGTGCAGGAACGCTTTGGCAGGCTCGCCCTTCAGGATGTGCTGGTTCTCCGTGACCGGGTCGGTCGGCTTCATGTCCTCCTCCAGCGGCACCAGCTTGTCGGCGTGCTTGATGCCCAGCACCTCCAGCATGCCCCGGTGCAACTGCGGCAGGTCATAAATGTCGGGAGCCATCTGGGCCATCTGGATGACGGCTTGGTACTGAACCACGCGCTGGCTGAGAGTTGCTGCATTGGGGTCCGACACTGGCAAAATATCGACATGTCGGTAATCCGTCGCTTTGGCTCGGGGACCCTCTTCGCCGTCTGGCTCGTAGGTGTACTCGTCGTCCGTGTAGTCGCGGATGATGGCAGCCAGCAGTTGGAGCTCCTGCTTCAAGGCGTAGTGCACACGTGCCTGCACAGCCGTCATCACTTTGAGCTGGCGCTCCAGCAGAGCCAGCGTGGAGCCCACAGGTGCATTCGCACCCATGTCTGACACTTTCATATCCGCAGTGGCTGCAAATCTGCGGCCCTCTTCCACCACGTTGCCCAGCAACGCCATCAGCACTTGGCTTGGCTCTTTGTAAGGCAGCGGTAAGATATTGTCGCGGATAGTGCCCGAGCCCACGTCTACGTCGCGGAACTCACCGGGTGCGATCGGCGTGTCGTCGCCCTTGATCCGCAGACCACGGGACTTCAAACCACCGGGCAGGTTGCTCAATGTACCGGCGTCAATTAATTGACGCATCAAGCTGGTGGCCGACTTGGCAAACCCGCCGATCAGGTGGAACAGGCCGAAGCCATACGCACCGAAGCCGGGGATGTACTGGTAGTGCACGAAGTGCTGGCGCTTGAGTTTGAGCGGGTCGTCTTCGCGCCAGTTGCGGCGGATGGACAGCACGGTGTTTGTGCCACGGATGAATGTCACCACGTATGGCAGCGCGACGCCTGTCGGTTCACCGTCATCGTCCTTGTCTTCAAAGCCCTTGAGGTCCAAGTCCACGTGGCACTCGTACAGGGTGAAGCGCTCGTCGTTCAGGTCGCTGAAACCGGTCTCTTTGTCCTTGGCCTTGTTGATCTCACTGATCGCCTTGTCCGGCTCACCGATGTCCACGTCCAAGTAAAACCCGGCCTGCTGGAGCTTGATGATCTCGTTCTTGGTCTTGCGCATCTGGTGCGTGACGCGGTAGCAAGTCTGGATGTCGGAGGTGCCGTAGGGCAGCAAAATGTCCTCGGCCGGGATGAAGATCGACACCTGACGCCCCAAGCTGGGGTCAAAGTACACCTTCTTGAACGCCGAGCCTGTGGCCGGGAGGCTCCACAGCATGCGCTCGTGCTCAGGGCGGAACTCCTGCATTTTCTCCGTGAGCTGGAAGTTCATGTCTTCCTCCACCCGAGCCGCCGCTTCTTTCTTCTCTGGCGTCTCCTTGCCCACGATCTTTGTGCGCACAGGGCCTTTGGCCGGGAACGTCTCTGTGATGGTCTCTGACTGGAACCTGACAACCGCCTCAGTGATCATCGGGTGGAACACGCCCGACGCGCCGTTCCACGGCTCGGTGCGCTCCTCGATCTGCAAGCCCAGCAGTTTCAACCCTTCCGTGTAGGCCTTCTCCCAGTCCTTGCGGCTGTTGCGGTCGTTCTCAATGTCGCCTGCCAAGTCACCGGCCATGGTGGATATGGCACTGTCGGCCATGTACTCGGCCAAGTTGGCGTCGAAGTCATCGGCCGAAGGCTCGGCTTTCTCGATCTCAATCTCCAAGTCGCCCATGTCGATGCGCACGGCCTCGGGGTCAACGATCTCAATCTCGATCGGCTCCATCTCTTCGGCTGCTGCCGCTATGCCCGTGGGCTGCTGAAACAGCGCCTTGTCGATATTCGTGGCCATGGTGTAACTCTTTCTTAATAGTACGCAGCCCGGCGGGCTTGGTAAAAGCGCTCTTCTTGCTCGTCGGTTTCAAGCGGAATGAACCCGCCCCGGCGGAAGCGTAACAGCGCCTGAGATGTGGTGTCAACGTAATCGTCGTTCTCCCCGTTCGGAAAGGACGCAACTTCCTCGATCACCTCGCGTGCCCACCGAGTGTCCGGTGCCCAGACCGAGCCAGAGGCAAACAGGTCCGATACCGCGTTGAGCCGCACAATTTTATCGTTGCCCCGGCTGGGACTGAACTCCTCGACCGGGATGCCCGTGGCCCGAAGCTCTTGGATCAGGGGCGCACCAGCGGCTTTCTTTTCCACGATGAACGCGTCTGGCTCCCACTCTTTATAGTGCTTGAGCGCAATCACCTTGAGCTCCGGGAAGGCCATCCGGTCTTTGAACGCGTCCAGCAAGATGACCTGCGCCTGATCGCGCTCCTCCTCGTTGTAGAACACGCCCCACGTCGTGCAGGCGGAATAGTCGGCTGTGTTTGAGGTCTCAAACGCCGTGTCCCAGCTCTGGATCACATAGTCGCAGCGGGGTGGGTCGTCCCTCTCCCAGATGCGCCAAGACTTGCGCGAGATGATCGCCGCGCTGTTGCTGGTGGGCTGCTGCATGTACTGGGCGTTCCAGTACTGGGGGTCAATGCTGGCTTTTGTCGCCTTGAGCGTAGCCAGCGGCCACTGCTCTGGCCAGAGCGACTTCTCGTTCTCCGTGTCTTCGTGCAGGATGGCCGGAAGCTCCACAATCTCCCACGGCTCAGCGTCAGGGTTCTTGGCTTGGTAGTCAATCAGGCGTCCGGTCAGGTCCAGCTTGCCCCAGCGCGTCATCACGATGATGATCGCACCGCCCGGCATCAGACGTTGGAGCGGGCCCGTCTGGAACCAAGACCACGCAGTGTCGAAAGCCAGCCGTGAGTTGGCCTTGACGTCCTGCTCCGAGTGAGGATCGTCAATAACGAACAAATCAGCACCACGACCAGCAAGAGCGCCGCCGACACCAGCAGCATAGTACTGACCACCAGCACTTGTAGACCATTTACCGGCAGCTTTTTGATCGTCGGCCACCAGTGTTTGTGGAAAAAGACCATGGTAGTCCTCGTCAGCCAGCAAATTTCGCACCCGGCGGCCGAAGTCTTCCGACAAACCAGCCGTGTGGGTGCCCATGATGATCTTCTTCTGGGGGAAGTTGCCCAAGAAGAACGCCGGGAACAGGTAAGAGCTGAACTCAGACTTACCCATACGCGGCGCGATGTTGATGATCACGCGTTTTTTGGTCCCGGCAATCACTTCGGAGAAGATTTTGGCCAGCTTCCTGTGGTGCGGCCCGATTTTGAAGCCCGGATACACCGCCTTGGCAAACTCGATCATGTCCGATCGGGCCAGATTTTTCTGCTTGTGCTCTTGCGCCTTGTCCAGCAGCTCCAACGCCTCCAGCTTCTCGGCCGCTGACAGCTTGCCGAGGTTCTTGAACAGCGCAGCCGCTTGCTCAGGCGTCAGTGGTGGGTTGGTCGTCATCGGTGACTGGCGTTGGTTTGACTTCGGTGATCTCTGTGATGTCCGTGACGTCGGCGTCCGAGACATCCATGAACTTGGCCAGCTTCTCTTTGAGGCGCTGGTCGATCTCTGCTTCCGTCATGTCGGTCTTCTTGACCTCGATCTTGTCGGTGAACAGCCCGACTTCCGTGACCTTGCCCAAAAGGCCCAGCGCTTTTAAGCGGATGTTGGCGTTGGGGCTTTCGCACTCTTCCAGCAGTTTGGCCACGGCGTACCCGCGCAGCTCCTTGGCTTGGTGCACAAACTCCCAGTCGTAGGCCGTCAGCATGCCGACCAGATGGCGCACAGCCGCAGGGGTCTCGATCTGGGAGACCAGCTCGTGTTGTTTTTGGATGGGGGAGGCGGTTGTCATGGCCGAGAAGGTTTCCCGCGCCTGCTTCTTTTCCAACTCAGAGACCGCTTTTTCGGCGTCTGGGGCTCCCATTTCCTTGAGCCAGTCATTGGTGCTGATCTTGCCGTTGAGAACTTCAACGGGAGACACCTTCTCCGCAGGAGACGGCGCTTGTGACTTTGGCAAAACTTCGGGGTCGAAGTCAAGGAGGTGATCTAACATTTGGTCCTGACGGAGTTGCGGGTTGCTGTCCCGATGAGCGGAGTATATACTCACATCCGGCATTGGCGCAACCTGTTGTTCCTTTGCTTTCTCCTTGGGTCAAGGGACCCATTTGAGCCCCGGCCAAAAACCGGGGCTTTTTTTCGCCCTGATTTTTTCAAAATTTTTTAAAAATTTTTTGGTGGGGGTGTGTTTTTATACAGGGGGGTGGTCTCTGGATTTTGGGTTTGCTGTTGAGTTGTCTAGGTTTTTACAAATTGCTGGGAGCGGGTGGGGAATAGTGTTCTATCGGGCCAGTGCCTCCGTTCAGTACAGGGCTTGGTGGGGGTAGGGTGGGGTTTCGCCATATCGGTTTGACCTTCTCCCAGACCCCCGAATGTTTTACTGGAAGTGTTGATGCGAGGCACAACGCCCAGCCAACAGCTCTACATCAGGAGAAACACCCATGAGCAAGTCAGTTCGCACCAACGCCGTATCTATCGGCAAGAAAGACGCACAGTCTGAAGCACTCGCCATCGCCATCCGCAAGGCCTACGCCAAAGCCAAGCCTGAAGCACAGGCGGAGTTAGCCAGAGAGTTCAAGATTGGCTACATCTCCGGCAGAGAGAAAGTCTCTCTGGCCGTGGCCACGCAAATCTTTGATGCGGGCAAGGGCGTCAACGCCATTGACGTGGGCGCTATTGACCGGGCAACGAGTGGCTTCAACTACCACATCGTGAGCAAGCTGGAGACCAAGCCCACGCCAGCGCCTGCAAAGCATATGCGTGTCAGCAAGCAAGCCCGAGCAATGGCGATGGACTTCCTTGGCAACTTCGAGGGCGAGAACTTGCAAGAGCAAATCAAGCAAGCCGTTGCTCTACTCAATGCACTTAAGTAATCAGAGAGACTTTCTCTCTCGAATTCAGCGGGCGAGGCTGGCCCGCTGTTCCTTCCCGTGTCTAACCACGTCTTGCCAGCGTGTCTTTTGGAGAAACTTCCATGCGTAACCACAAGCAACCCCACATCGAGACCTTGACCCAATGGCGTGACCAAGCTGGCGCACTCTGGTGCGCTCAGACCTACTACCCCAACGGCAAGCGTGACCCCTACACCATCCACATCGTGAGCATGGTCGGCACCACCATCAGCATCCCTTGCGCCTCCGTCTCCCAGCTATGGCACGAGGTCAGCATCCGCCAGCAACAAGCGTTGCCCGGCTTCTGAGAGAGAATTTCTCTCCAAAAACACTGTCCCTGATTAAAAAATTTGGACGGCATCGCGGACGGCGTACAACCCGCATGGATGCTAGCGTTCAAACAAAACTGTCCATACTATCTATCTATTTAATAAACTATATAGATAAGGAAGAACATCTATAAAAGCGTTCAGCTTTTCCTTCTTGGAAACTTTGCTTTTGAAGTTGACTGGTTATATGGTTTGGAAAACCGATAGTTAGTCTGGACACTTTCTGCCGAAACCACGTATTCACGGGGCCTGCGATCCGTCCAAGACCCTGTCCAATTTTTTTGATCTGGGTTACAATGAAGCCTCCTCAACACTAAAGGACTTTAATCATGGACATCAACGACGATGCCTTCATGTCGCACCTCGTGAGCCTTACTGAAAACGAGGCCCTCAACTACATTGCGAACAGCGGCCTGCCCATGAGCATCCGTGCAAACCTGCTCAACATCGCCGACAAGCACCGCAGACTCCAACGCAAAGCCAGTCGAAGGGCGAAGCTGACCACGATCTACCACGGGGAGGCGTGGCACCGCCTGATCGCACCGCTGAAGTACGAACTGAGCAACGCCAAGGTCGGGCTATCACTAAAGCCCTTTGATGTAGCACCTGAAAGACACAAGGCGTTCAGCGAGTACATCACCCTACTGGAGAAGCTGCTTGCTGGTTTGCAAAAGATGCAGATAGACGAGGGCCGCAAAGCCACTGTGTCGATATTTGTTCGGGAGCAGACGCTTGAGAAACGCGACCGCCTTGCTCAGATTGAGTATGCCAAGACACCGACCGAACTGGCTGTTGAACGTGGCCTGCCCAACAAAGGCGCACACTGGACAGACTGGATCAACCACCGCACAAAGGAACGCATCAGGCTTTTGTTTGACGCCATACCCGAGAGACCCAAAACCAAGCGACCCAACCCGTTCAGCTACCGCATACCCCCTGACCTGTTCAAGCGTGACATCGAGGCGTTACAAAAGCGCACGCTCAACGAGCTGGACATTGCCAATCAGGAACTGGACGTGGTGAAAGCCGTCATCGCGGGACAGCGTGACGTGGCCACGAAAGAGCAGTTGGAGGCGCTGGATAAATGGGAGAACACTGTCGAGCGTATCAAGTTTGCACTGCATCGCACCATGCGTATGAAGAACGAACCCGTGCCCCCTACATGGCACGCTTTCAACCACCTGTATGACGCAGAGATGGAACACCGGATGAAGCACCCCTCCAAACTGCAAAACGCGACGGACACGTGGGATGAAGGTGAAGACGGGTTAGATGACATCACCTTTCTGCGAGTGATGTTCAGGATGCGTGAACCCGATGCGCCGAAACAAAAAACAAACCGCCCCAAGCGGTACAGAAAATAAACGAGAGAGAACTTCTCTCTGGCTCACCATGCAACGCCGCCCGCATGGTGGGCTATACCCTGAAAGGGCGGCATCTGAAACTGGAGAAAGCAATGAGAAACAAAGAAGAACTTATCGCCATGTGCGAGGGCTACCTTGAGGGACTGCTGGCGTGCAACGCCGACCTCTTTGACTGGGACGACTGGGTGTTGTGGGGCGGGTATGACGTCCAGTTCAACGGCCCACACTGGGACGAGCTTGCGCCAGACGATGGGCGCTCACTGGTGTGCGATGTGTACCTCGCAGGGTACGAGAGCCTGCCATCACAACCGATGTATCGGTTTGTAGTGACATCAACAAAAGGAGAAATTAAATGAAAGCAATGGACTTAGACCACGACATGCTCTTGTCAGCCGCAAGGCTGATGGAGAGCCAAGGCGGTAGCTTCGCAGGGCACATCGCAAGGGCGTTCTACGTAGCCGACACAACCAACAGAGAGAAACTTCTCTCTGCTTTCGATGCACTGTTCGTGCGCTACTACAAACAACACCGACTCGATGAAATCAACCAAGGAGAAACGCAATGAAGCACCAATGGAACACAGGCAGACACTATGACGCTGACGGCCAGCGCATGGTGGCACAGGTCATATCCAACGCCATCCTGTTCACCGACCTGTCACGCCACATCAACGGGGCCATACCGATGGGCGACTACCTGCGTGGTCGCACTCTCGACAAGTACTCTATCGAGCGCCTTGTCATGACCAACTACGACCACGGCAACTACTCGGGCAGTGGCACAACCTTAACTTGGGAGGAAAGCAAATGAAAGACCAACACTTCTTCGCCGCAAGCGTAATGCAATGGGCGACAACGACAGACACGCGAGACCTACCCGCCTTGCTCGAACTGATGAACAAGGACGGCTACAACTACAACCTGTTCAGTGTGCCAGTGCCGCACACCACCGAGTACGACATCAATATGTACCAGCCCCAAGTGCCGGGCACTGAGTGGCTTGGCACATTCACAGTACCAAAGAAGAAAGGACGCAAATGAACTACGACTTGGGCACCAAGGAAGGTATGAACAACGCCGTTAAGTGGACGCAAGCCATGTTCGACACTGTCAATGATGGCGGTGTGTGGATGGTGCCGCGTTCAATGACGATGGTGCGTATCAACAAGAAAGAACGCATCGCAACGCTTGTCGTTGGCTTTGCACCCGACCCATCCATACGCCAAGTCATCGAGGCTATGGGCTGGACTGTTGTCGTTGAGTGAGATTAAGAGAGACATTCTCTCTGACGCCTTGATGGGTGGCGGCCAACCCCGGCAATACCCATCATTCCAAACTTGAAACTAAGGAGAAAGCAAAATGCCTACATGGAAATCAGCATACGAAGCACACAGCTTCATGGATCACGTCTTTATGCGAGCAGCACGCATTGTTGCCGAGGGTGTGCACGAGCGGGTCGGCCCCGGTAACTGGGTGCCTGTGCTTGACGGTCGGCCGTGGTTCAACCAACAATACCGCCGCCATAGTCTGCACCGCGCTGTGCACGACATGATGACAGAGTACAAGTACCGCCCGCATGACTGGCATCAACTGTTGCTTGAGTGGCCACACAAGTCTCTGACTGACCCCAACAGGTTAGCTTACACACGCGACGAGCGCAGTGCTATGCACGGCGGCGACAGCGACATCAAAGCGCAAGTGACTACGATCGGTAAGTATCTGACGCGCCACTTCCCTGACGCACCCTCTAACCTTATCCGTGACGTTGCGGCCAAGTACACATACGGCGGCTCGACCATCATCACCAAGGACATGGACGCGATGGTGCGTGCAGTCATCCACGGCCCGCGCTCGTGTATGAGTTGCAGCTTCGACATCATCTGCGAAGACAACAAAGCACGCCACCCCTACGAGGTGTACGACCCATCGCTTGGCTGGGGCATGGCTGTGCGCTCCGAGGGTGATGAGGTGCTCGGCCGTTGCCTTGTGCATGAGAGTGAGGACGGCAAGGGGTTTGTGCGCTCGTACAAACGCGAGCGTGATGAGCGTTCGCACTCTGGTGCTGACGAGGCCATCGAGGCGTACTTGCAGTCGCTCGGCTATGCCAAGTGGCGCGGCTGGCCTGACCATGTGCGTGTGATGCGCTATCCCCTGCGCCGTGATGGGTTCTTGATGCCCTACATTGACGGCGGTAGTCAACACATTGACGATGCTGGCGTTGATACGTTCCGTATCAGCGACTACGATGGGTACGAGGCTACAAGTACCAGCGGCATCATCAACGGCCACGAGCATACGTGCGAGGACTGCGGCGCTGGGTTCAACGATGACGAGGGCGGCTGGACTGGTGTGAGTGAGGAAAACCACGTGTGCCAGAACTGTCTCGACAATGACTACACCTACGCATACAGCCGCCGTGGTAACGAGTACTACATCCACAACGATGATGTGGTTGAGATTGGCGGTGACTACTACGACATCAACTACCTGTCTGACAACAACATCGTCGAGTTGCATGACGGCGAGTACGAGCACCTTGACAACGCTGTGTATGTCGAGTCAGAGGATGCGTACTACCACTGCGATGACGACGACATCTGCTACCCCGAGGACTCAGGCCGGTACGAGTTGAAAGACAACTGCTGGCAGTGTGAGGAGTCACGCAACTGGTACACCGAGGACGAGGACTACGTAGAGATAGATGGCGACAAGTACCACCCTGACCATGCGCCTGAGCAAGAGGACGAAGATGAGGTAGAGCTGATCGCTGTTACCGATGTGACCATTACCAACCCCACAATCTAAGGAGAAACTTCCATGACACTCAACAAACAATCCATCCTGTACAAGACTCTCGCCCGTGCGCTGTCCATGATGCGCCCACACAACAGCGAGGGTACACGACGCCTGACTGACTGGTTGCAAGAGCGTGCCCCGGCCCATGCCCGTGTGCATCGTGACGGCGCTGGCAATCTGCACGTGGACACACGCATGACCAAAGACCACCGCACGCTGTTCGTGGCGCACGTTGACACTGTGCACCGCAAGGAAGGCCCCAACAAGATCAAGCAGACCAACACCCACTGGTACGCTGACGGGGCAGCTCTCGGTGCCGATGATGGCGCTGGTGTTGCGATGCTCATGCACCTGCTACACGCCGGGGTGCATGCGTACTACATCTTCACGCAAGGCGAGGAGTGTGGGGGTATCGGCGCTACGTTCCTTGCCAAGACCCAGAGAGAACTTCTCTCTGAGTTCGACCGCGCCATTGCGTTCGACAGACGGGGTATCGACAGCGTCATCACGCACCAAGGCCGGGGGCGCTGCTGCTCTGATGTGTTTGCCGATGCTCTCTCTGCCGCGCTCAACGCCGACGATACCCTGATGTATCTGCCCGACAACACAGGTGTGTACACCGACACGGCCGAGTTCATTGAGGACATCCCCGAGTGCACCAACATATCCGTGGGCTACTACTCTGAGCACAGCGACAAGGAGTCGCTCGACATCCTGCACTTCCAAGCGCTGGCCAATCGCGTAGCACGCATTGACTGGGACAGCCTGCCAACTGACCGCGACCCGACTGTGGTTGAGACAGTGGACTGGGGCCGCTGGGGTGTGTATGCGGGGGCGTCTTTGACGGGTGTCAATTCTTCTTCTGCTTCTTCTGCGTGGCACCACCTCAGTGATGACGACTACGACTGGGACTTTGACTCCTACGCCACCGAACTTCAAGAGGCGCTGTACGATGCGCAGGCAGGCTCCAAGCAGTGGCTCATCGAGCTGATGTGTGAGTCCGTGTGGCCCGAGGACCCAGAGATGGCCGAGCGCATGATCGACCGCAACAAGATAGACGAGCGCGTGCTTGCCGAAGCACTCAAGGACAGCAATGTGTACGACCCCACAGTCGTGCTTGCCACAATTTTTGACCAAGCCTACGCGGCATAACCCAAGGAGAAAGCAAATGACACCGAACATACTGGACGGGATGAAGTTCCCGTTTGCTGTCAACGACTACGTGTGGTTCGACATCCAAGCGTTTGACGGGAAGCAGGCAGAAGACGCCGTGGCTGCTCGTGCTGAGGAGCACTGCCTGCCCGAGATTTTGCACGACGACACCGAACCCAAGGACTTACCGATGCCGTTCGAGAAGTTTGCAGTGGTTCGTAGAACACTGGCGGGAAGTGTGCTGGTAACGACATACGAGCGCAATGACAACGTGCTGGCTGTCGTTCCGCGTGCGAAACAAGCTGAGCAAATATGTTTGCTAGAACACCACGGATCGTTGCCTTCACCAAACCTCCGGTTCAACATGGACACGGGGCTAAAAGCCAGTGTTTTGGGCAAAGCTGCGATGGCGTCGAATGGAACGCACATCAAGACCGAGGACGACCTTATCCATGACTTCATCTACGGCGCACGCTACATCTACTGGGCGGTGCTGTTGCAAATGGTGGCGGACAAAACGCCAGTGATGGCCTACACACCCATACCAAACCCCGCCAATGACAAGCGCATACGCAAAGGCAAGAAGCCGCTGTTCGAGTGGAAGGTAATTGACGTCACGGCCAAGCGCGTCATGCCAGAGAGCAGCGCACCTACCGGGCGCACACACGCAAGCCCAAGGCGACACGTACGCAGGGGGCATCAGCGCAAGCTGCCCAACGGCACGACGATCTGGATCAAGCAGATGATGGTTGGCAAGATCGAGTTCGGCTACATCCACCACAGTTACACAACCCAAGGAGAAAGCAAGTGAAATACAAAGGCCCATCCAAACCCATCCCTACGCATAGGGAGCCCATGTCCGACAGCACGCTGGCCGTATGGTTCATCGTGCTTGCCGTGGCGTTCGTTGTGATTATGTTTTTAACTGGAGAATGAGATGAACACGAACCAACAACACATCGACAACGGAGCAACGCAGTGCCCGCACTGCAACAGCTTCGACATCACAGGCGACCAATTCAACGTGGACGCAGGTAGCGCATGGCAAGACGTGCGTTGCAACAGCTGCGGCGCGGAATGGCAAGATACCTACACTCTCACCGGCTATGCCGACACCAACAAATGAAAACACTAGAGCAACTACAAGCTGAACTGAGCAGGGCGCAAGCCCTGTGTGACTACTGGACCAAGCGCAGGCGAGGGCAGGTTGGCAACTGTCCTAGCGATAGTGAGCACCAACTTGATGCGCAGCGTGCGCTCAAGAGGATTGAATATCAAATCTCGGAACTCAAAAAGACGTTGACAATTGTCTAACGCTGTACAAATAATCCCAACCCCAAGGAGAAAACTATGAACATCGAAGCAAAGAAAACCACCCCGTGGATACCTGTCGGGCACCCCGACTTCAAGTGGACGTCAGGCGCTGACGTGCAAGCGCTGTGGCGCAAGTATGGCTGGACCCCGCCGTCTGAGACCATGACGCCGCCCCCTGTGCCAGCGCAATCATTCACCCCCATCATCTTTTTCAAATAAACCCAAGGAGAATCTCATGCCTGATATTGCAAGCGCCCTTCAAAAAGCCCTCAGCGATTGGGAGCCTACACCAACCCCTACACCCACACCTACCCCGGTCACACCCACGGACAAGCCGTACTTCACAGTGACCAACAACGTCACTCGCGTTACGTTCGACTACGTGCGAGACAACCCCGGCAAGACCCGCAAAGAAGTTGCCGTTGCACTGGAGGCGCAAGGCTACAAGACCAGCTCTGTGACATCCCTGCTGGGGCAAATGATCAAGCAACGCCTTGTGCGAGACAGCGCAAACCTGCTCTACGCCACGACCAACGAGTACACCCCGTTGAAATCATCCAAGAAGATGAAAGCGATCGCTGAGAAGCAGCAAGCACCACAGCGCAAGATCGTCACCATCACTCGCAGGGCAGCGCCCGAGGCCGAACCTACCCAGTTACCGACCAGCGCCAAGTTCAGCGCGACCATACCGCAGTTGCTGGATACGTTGTCTGTGGTTCAGGCCCGCGCACTGTACGACGAGCTGCGCAAAATCTTTGGGGGTTAAATATGAACGAAGCAATGAGTCTGGCGTGGCTGGAGATCAGCCAGATGCTAGGTGAGCCAACCCGCGAAGAGCTGGACGTGTTCCTGCGCACATGGCAAAGGGCCATACAAGCGGAGCGCGAGGAGTGCGCGAAGCTCTGCGAAAAGACTGATGACGGTACGCCGTACAACTTGGCGGACGAATGTGCCGCCGCCATCCGAGCAAGGGGGAACACATGAAAGAAGAATGGCTGATGCCGGGAGCGATTGTCCCGGTTGACCTTGATACAACAAAAGCATTGGTGGACGAGATCAAGCGCTTGATCGGGATTATTGGAAGTATGGCGTTGCAACAGGCCGAAACCAAACTCAAGGAGAACACATGACCTGCAAACACCGCTGGGAGCCGAGTCTGTTCGGCATCAAGTACCGCACACCGAACCACTACATGTACCAATGCACACGGTGCGGCAACATCATCAGCGCATTGCTGAAGGAGAAGGCATGAACACCAAAGAAAAACTCATACTGCTCGCCGTCTTTTTGGTGTCAGGCGTTGTCAGTCTCGCCGCTATATTTGGGTTTGCCAAACTCCTCAAGTATTTCTGGGAGTACCTATGACCCCGGTACGTCAGAAGAAAATCCGTACGCTGCTGCGGGCACACCCGAACGGGATGACGCCGCCCGAGATCGCGGCGGTTACTGGGGTGCATGTGGCCAACGTCAGGACAGCGCTCAGGGCTATGCCCGATGTGTATGTGGACCGCTGGCGCATGGGCAAGCGTGGGCAGTTCACAAAGGTATGGGTAGCAGTGCCTGTACCCGAGGACTGCCCTCACCCCAAAGACCGCGTAAAGTGGGGGGTGAACTACAGGAAACCAAAGACCCAGTGGGTCATTGTTGAAGGAGCAAGAGTGTGAGCGTGCCGTACAACGACGATGCCCGTGAAGCGTATGTCCTGCGTAACAGTGAGAACCACTTGGAAGTTGCCAAGAAGCATCACGCGCTCGGCCATGCCCGGTCAATGTGGATTCAGCTTTTCATGTGGGCCATGCGCGAAGAAATCTACGGCAAACACTGGGACCGGCTGACGAACCAACCAAGGAGAAAGACATGACGCCGAAACAAGAAGCAGCTCTGCGAGAGTATCTGCAAGAGGCCATCGTGCCACTGATCGAAGATGTGCTGGCCAAGAAATTGGGGCAAGCCATGACGTTTGCGGCACAAGAACTTATCCAACCAAAGCGTGAGTGGGTGGGGCTGACGGACGACGATATTGACCAAGGCCTGTGCCGCACCCCCTACGCCATGAAAACTGCCGAGGCATGGCGAGAGGGCGTTCGTTGGGCTTACCACCAACTAAAGGAGAAGAACGGATATACGCGAAAGCACATAACTGACGGGTCGCCCTGCTGGTGCGGCGCTGAAGTGGCCTACGTAGACCCGGACACGGGAGCCGCAGTTATCAACCATAAGGAACCGCAATGAGCGCGAAACGAGAATACCTCTGGGCTGTTTTCAAAGACGTACCCCAAAGCGTGCAGCTTGTAGAAGCAGCATTGATTTTTTATCACGCCGAAGTTCCGGTTGAACAGGCGCGTGAGTATCTGGCAATACTGGAAACAAAAATTAAGGAGCGCAACACATGATCGACCCAAACAAACTGCAATACTTCACCATGGCCTCATGGATGCGCGGCTACGCCGCCGGGCTGGACGAGTACCAGCACAAGACCTTGATCCACAAGCTCAACAAAGCAGCGGACATGCTCGACGCTGTGTGGGGTAAGTACACGCAAGAAGAGGAAAACAAATGAACGCAGAAGAAATAAACAAGGCCTTTGACGAGGAGTACATCAAGTACCGCGCCGCCTTCCCCAAAGACTACCGCTTGCCAAAGCGTGAGTGGGTGGGGCTTGACCTTTCAGAGATGGACGCCATCATCGACGGCAACATGACAATCACTGACTCAAAATTACGCGATGCCGTATACGCGGTAGTGATCGACACAATGACAACTTTGATGGAGAAGAACCATGGCTAAGCTGCCGTATACATTCACGATCTGCCCCGACCAAAACGCACCAAAGAGCTTCACTGCAAGCTGCGCTGAGATGGGGCGCTTACTTCAAGACAGCCCCGACGGCGACCTGACCATCAACCAACGCCGCTTGGGCACTTGGGACGCATGGCTGGGCGGCGGACTGGATGCGCCGCTCGAAGAAAAGCTCCACGATCTTGTGCAGAAAAGGAAAGAAAAAAATGAACTGTAAATGCCACACCGACTCACCCTTCCACTGGAAGCAAAACCCAAGGCCGAGCATCTTCTTGCAAGACCCTTTCTTCCGCACCAAGAACGCGGTAGTGAGCATTGACTACAAACAGTTTGGCATCTTCCTGCGAGCGCACCCACACATCAAACCGCAACCCAACAAACACGAGCTGTAATGAGAACCTTTGCAACGCACGCCGTGCGCAAGCTACTGCGCGATAACCCTGACGGCATGGACGTAGGCACAATAGCCAACAACCTCGACCGAGAGCCGGGCAACATCCGCAAGCTGTTGCACACCATGCCTGACGCCTACATCGACCGCTGGACCCGGTTCGGCGGAATAGGCAGACACACCGCAATATGGTGCGTGGTCGTACCCCCAGAAAATTGCCCCCCACCTGAACCCAAACCAAGGAGAAACTGAAATGGAAAACAAATTCAACGGCACAAGCGCAGACGATCTACAGATCGGTGGCCAACACTACAAAGACATGGGCATCCAGCCTTGGGCTGTGATGGAGGCGGTGCTCACGCACGAGGAGTTCGTGGGCTTCCTCAAGGGCAACGTCATCAAGTACGCCATGCGCCAAGGCAAGAAGGACAGCGACGACGCCAACAAGGCACGGCACTACGCAGTCAAGCTGGCGGAGGTGCAGAATGGCAACAACACCTGAAGGCAAAGTAAAAGCTGCGGTGCGCAAGATGCTGGCCAAGCACGGCATCTACTACTTCATGCCTCCGGGCATGGGGCTTGGGCGCTCGGGTATCCCCG